GGTGAACGAGGTCGCGCCGAAGGCCGGCGAGGCCTCGGGGGCTGACCTGGCCGTGCGTGCGGAGCTGGCCGGCCTTATCCGGATGCGCTTCAAGCAGCTCACCGACACCAATCTGCCGGTGGTCGACGTTCGGGCGGCAATGGCCGGCGGCAAGCGGGCCGTTTCGGCTTTCAACAGCAAGACGCGCCGGCTGAATACCGAGTTCGGCAACGCCGAGCGGATGCTCGACGCCTACGGCGACGGGCTGCGCTACGTGCCCGAGCTGGAGAGCTGGCTGGCCTGGACGGGCAACCGTTGGGGCAGGGCCCCGGGCGTGCATCTGGACCATCTGGCCAAGGAGACGGTGCGGGCGCTGCCTGATGAATCGAAGCTCATCGAGTCGGACGCCGAGCGGGCCGAGTTCTTCAAGTTCTGCGCCATCAGCCAGCGGGCCGTGATGGTGCGCAACATGGTGACGCTGGCGCAGTCCGATCCGCGCGTGGTGGTGCCGGTGACGGATCTGGACAAGCACACGCACCTGCTGGGCGTGGGCAATGGGGCCGTCGATCTGCGCTCGGGCAAGCTGCTGCCGGCCACGATGGATCACTACATCACCATCGTTACGGCGGTGAATTTCGACGCCGATGCGACTTGCCCGCTGTTCGAGCAGACCGTCGCCGATGTGTTCTTCGGCGACGGGGAGATGGTGGCGTTCTTCCGGCGGCTGATCGGCTACGCGATCCTGGGCAGTCCGCGCGAGGACATCCTGATCATTCCCTACGGGGGCGGCAGCAACGGCAAAAGCACCGTGCTGGGCGCGATCCGGGATGTGCTGGGCGAGCACGCCAAGACGGCCAGCGCGGACACCTTTCTGAGCAGTGGGCCGGGCGGCGCACAGGCCAACGGGCCCCGCGAGGACGTGCTGCGCCTGCGCGGTGCGCGCTTCGTTTATTCCAGCGAGCCGGACGAGGGCAGCGAGCTGCGCGAAGGCCTGATCAAGGCCATGACGGGCGGCGATCCGATGCCGGCGCGCGGGATGTACTCGAAGAGCACGGTGGAGGTTGCGCCCACTTGGGTGGCGTTCATGCCGACCAACCATCGGCCGATCGTGAAGGGCGACGACCACGCGATCTGGCGCCGCCTGATGCTGGTGCCCTTTACCCGGAACTTCGACAAAGACCCGACGGTGACGAAGGACACGGGCCGGGCCGAGAAGCTGAAGGCCGAGGCCGAGGGCATTATGGCGTGGTGCGTGCGCGGCGCCGTGGAGTACCAGCGCGAAGGGCTGAACCCGCCGGTGGCCGTGCGTCAGGCCCGGGAGGATTACAAGAGCGACATGGATCTGCTGGCCGAGTGGCTGGATGAATGCTGCGAGGTGGGGCCGGCATTCGTGGAATCCAGCGCGAACCTGTGGGCGAGCTGGGAGGCGTTCGCCAAGGCGCGCGGCGAGCTGCGGTTCATCGCCAGCAGCAAGGCGTTGGGCCGGCGGCTTCAGTCGAGGGGGTTTGACGGATTCAAGAACTCCTACGGGCTACGGGGCCGGGGCCTACTTGGTATTCGGGCGCGTAATTTCGAGGGTTTCGAGTGACCCTACTTCGATCCGGTGCATTGGTAAAACACCCGATAGGTTTTAGACCAGCACGGGCTAACTCCCTGGGGGTGGCACACCTTCAATATTGGAAGTCGCCCGTCGCGGTACATCTCGGCGCCTGTGTATCCCCAATTTTTACAGCGCCGATCTGCCTCAGCGTTGGCTTGTGCGACGTCCCAATGCGCGATGGTTTCGGTTACCCCATCTTGGGGGATACGTCGACGCCGAGCGACACATTGCCGTCCGCCTTACTCCCGCCAACCATTACCCAATTGAAATGTTCGGAAGGCGTCGCGCAACCCGCAAGAATTGCGCACAACGATATGAGCGTTTTTCTACGTATTTGCATGTTATGGCGGATTTGCCTTGGCTAAGTGCAAAAGATTACACGCAAATATTCACATGCGCTTTTGTTTTGGGTCGTGTGGGGCGTGTGAAGGCCGTTTTTATAGAAGTTTCTCATATGTGTACACAAGAAAAGTTTAGGAAAAAAGGCCCACAAACGACCCACACGACCCACGCAATTTTTTACGCATTCAGCACGCAGATTTTTGCATAAACCCGGCGGCGCCACAAACGCTGGCCGAGAAGGAGCCGAACATGAGTTTGGAAGCACGCATCGCGCACAAGACCGAAGGAGACCACCATGCATGTCACGGTCAATGAGCGCGGCCAGCGCATTGGTGAGGGGCACCGTCGCGCGGTGCTGACGGATGCCGAGGTGGATCAGCTGCTGGAGGATCGCGGGCCGGAAGACGCCCCCAAGCGGTCCTACTCGCAGCTGGCCAGGAAGTGGAAGATCAGCAAGTCGAGCGTGAGGGACATCTGCACCGGCCGGCGCCGCGGGCAGAAGGGCGAGCTTGTCGAGCGGCCCAAATCCCAAGGGGCGCGCACCGACAAAGTGGAGTTGAGGGTGCGCGTGTCCCTCAAGGCGCGGGCTATCGTGCGTAGGAAGGGCGGGGCTCTGTGGCTTGAACAGCTCATCATGGATCACGCCACGCGCACCGCAAAGCCCGCTCTCTGAGCGGGTTTCGAGGCACACACTCCAACCGTGCGCAGTGCGCAGTGTGGCAATTTCAAGGGTTGAAAATGGTCAGAATCTTCTACTCCGACGCGCTGGCCGATGAGATTTGCGAGCGGCTTTCCAACGGCGAGCCGCTGCGGGCGATCTGCCGCGATACGCACATGCCCACGTGGTCGGCGGTGTATCGATGGGTCAATGCCGACAAGGACTTCGCCCTGCGCGTCTCGAATGCGCGCGAGCTGGGCGCGGATGCCATCGCCGAGGACATCCTGAGCATCGCGGACACGCCGCAGATGGGCGAGGAAACCGAGGAGTCGGAGACCGGGATGAAGGTCAAACGGGCCGACATGCTCGGGCATCGCAAGCTGCAGATCGAGACGCGCCTGAAGCTCCTGGCGAAGTGGTGCCCGAAGAAGTACGGGGACAAGGCTGCACTGGAGCTGACAGGCGCCGACGGCGGCCCGGTGCAGATCACCGACACCGAGCGGGCGGCCAAGATCGCGGCCATCCTGGCGGCGGCCAAGGCCCGCCGGGACGGGGACACGGACGATGTTACCGACCTCCTTTGACCCGTCGCTGCTGGCTTACTTGACGCCGCAGGAGGCTGCCGAGCTTGACGCCCTGATCACCAGCGACCCGACGCCGTGGCGCCCGCTTGAAGGCCCGCAGCAGATGGCCTACGAGAGCGAGGCGGACATCATCGGGTACGGCGGGGCGGCCGGCGGCGGCAAGACCGACCTGGCCTGTGGCAAGGCCCTCACGCGGCACCGGAAGGCCATGATGCTGCGCCGGGTGGGCACCGAGCTGCCGGGAATCATCGACCGCCTCGAGGAGCTGATCGGGAGCCGCGATGGTTTCAACGGGCAGAGCAACATCTGGCGCACGACGCGCTTTGACGGCATCCCGTTGCAGATCGAGCTGGGCGCGGTGCCCAACGCGGGCGACGAGCGCAAGTACCAGGGTCGGCCGCACGATCTGCTGGTGTTCGATGAGACGACGAACTTTCTCGTTGCCCAGGTGCGCTTCCTGCTCGGCTGGCTGCGCTCCACGGTGCCCGGGCAGCGGTGCCAGGCGTTGATGACGTTCAACCCGCCGACGAGCGCGGAAGGCCGCTGGGTGATCGATTTCTTCGCCCCGTGGCTCGATAAGAAGTTTCCCAAGCCGGCCAAGCCCGGCGAGCTGCGCTATGCGGCGTCGCTTCCGGCCAGCCCGCAGTTTCCGAACGGCCGCGATCTGTGGGTCGATGACGGCCGGCCCTTCGTGCTGGATCCGGCCGGCGACCCGCTCTACGACTTCGACCCGGCCGAATACGCACCTGACGACGTGATCCGGCCGCTATCGCGCACCTTCATCCCGTCGCGGATATCCGACAACCCTTACCTGCTCGGGACTGGCTACATGGCAACCTTGCAATCCCTTCCGGAGCCGCTGCGCTCCCAGATGCTCAAGGGCGACTTCGCCGCGGGGATGGAGGACGACATCTGGCAGGTGATCCCGACCGCGTGGATCGAGGCTGCACAGGCCAGGTGGAAGCGGCCTGACAAGCTGGCGCCGATGGACTCGCTGGGCGTGGACGTTGCGCGGGGCGGCAAGGACAAAACCGTGATCGCGCGGCGCCATGCGATGTGGTTCGACGAACCGCTGACCTACCCGGGCAGCGCGACGCCGGACGGGCCGAAGGTGGCAGGCTTGGTGATCGGGGCAAAGCGCAACGGGGCCCCGATTCACATCGACGTGATCGGCGTCGGGGCCAGCCCTTACGACTTCCTGAACGAGGCGGGCCAGCAGGTGGCGGGCGTCAATGTGTCGGAGTCGCCCACGGCGATGGACCGCAGCGGGCGAATCGGCTTCAAGAACCTGCGCAGCCAGCTGTGGTGGAAGTTCCGCGAGGCGCTGGACCCGGAGGCGAACACGGGCATCGCGTTGCCGCCAGACCCGCGCCTGCTGGCCGATCTGTGCGCGCCGAAGTGGGCGCTGTCGGGCTCGGTGATCCAGGTCGAGGGCCGCGACGAGATCGTGAAGCGCATCGGGCGATCCCCCGACTATGCATCGGCCTACATCCTGGCCCTTATCGATTCGCCCAAGATCGCCAACCTGCGGGCGCTGGGGGCCGCTACCAAGGAATACGACCCCTACGCATGACGCAGTGCGCGTGCCGTTCCTGCGACGCGCCAACATGGCCGCATGGAACAGCTCGCCATCTCCCGCATCAGCATCGACGACCTGCGCTTTGCGCCGGGCATCGATGCGTTGTTGCGCGATTACGCAGCGGAATCGGCCATCGCGGGCCTGCCCGTTCCAAAGGCTGAATGGCTTACATACGCGCGCATGGAGCATCACGGCGCGCTGCACGTAATCGGCGCGTACCTCGACGGCCAGCTTGTGGGCTTCTGCAATGTGCTGGTCAGCCTGAGCCCCCACTACAGCGTACTGATTGCCGTCACCGAGTCGCTGTTTGTTTCCCCATCGCACCGCAGCACCGGCGCCGGCCTGGCCCTGCTGCGCGAGGCCGAGAACGTGGCCCGCGAACGTGGCGCTGCGGGGATGTTGGTCAGCGCGCCCACCGGCGGCACCTTGGCGGCTGTGCTCGAGCGCATGAGCGGCTTTCAGGAAACGAACCGCGCCTTCTTTCGGGGGCTGCAATGAGCGCGCTGGCAACAACCGGCCGCAGCCTGCCAGCCACGCCGCCCGCCGCGATGGAGCGGGTGAGGGCGCTCGAGGCCCAGGTGCAGGCGCTGCCGCAAGTCCAGATCCCTACCGACCATGTTATCCACGCCGGGCTCTACGCCCGGACGATCCGCATTCCCGTCGACGTGATCCTCACCGGCGCCGAGATCTCCTGCGCCACGCTCCTGATCGTGTCGGGCCACGTGGCCGTAACCGTGGGCGACGACACGCAGGAGCTGATCGGCTACCACGTTCTGCCGGCAGCGGCGGGCCGCAAGCAGGCTTTCCTGGCTCTGGCCGATACCGACCTGACCATGCTTTTTGCAACCGACGCCCGCGACATTGCGACGGCGGAGGGGCAATTCACAACCGAGCCGGAGCGCCTGATGTCCCGCGCCCCGGACGCCATCAACATCGTGACCATCACGGGAGACTGACCATGTCGGGAGCTACCACCGCCGCTTACGTTATCGGGGGCGCCATGCTGGCCAGTACCGCTTACTCGGCCTACGCCGGCAACAAAGCCAACCAGGACCAGCGCAGCGCGCAGCGGGCTTCGCTCGCCCAGGCCGACGCATCGGCCAAAGCGGCCGACGAGGCTACCAACAAAGCCAATCAGAAGCGCCCGGACATTGCCGGCGCGCTTTCTGCCGCGATGCAGTCGGGCAAGGCGGGGGCGTCGGGCACGATGCTGACCGGCCCGAGTGGCATCGACCCGGGCGCGCTTTCGCTCGGGAAAAACACGCTATTGGGCGGTTGATTCATGCCGAACCTGAGCATCGACCGCCCTAACTACCTCGCACGCTGGGGCTACCTCAAGACCGAGCGCAGTAGCTGGTTCTCGCACTGGAACGAGATCAGCACCCGCCTGATGCCTCGCGCCGGCCGCTTCTTTGTGCAGGATCGCAACAAGGGCAACAAGCGCCATAACCAGATCTACGACAGCTCGGCAACACAGGCGCTGTCGATCCTGGCTGCCGGGATGATGTCAGGCATGACGAGCCCGGCCCGCCCGTGGTTCCGCCTCACGACGGGCGGCGACGACCTCGACAGCTACCAGCCCGTAAAGATCTGGCTGGATCAGGTAACGCGCCTGATGCTCAAGATTTTTCAGGGCTCCAACACCTATCGCGCGCTGCATTCGATGTACGAGGAGCTGGGCGGATTCGGCACCGCGGCGAGCATCATGGTTCCTGACTTCCGCTCGGTGATCCACCATCACCCGCTGACGGCGGGCGAGTACGCGATCACGACCGACTGGCGCGGCGATGTGGCCACGCTTTACAGAGAGTTCCAGAAGACGGTCGGGCAGATCGTGAAGGAGTTCGGCTACAAGGCCTGCAGCCCTACGGTGCAGAACCTGTACGACCGCGGCAACCTTGAAGCATGGGTGACGATCATCCACGCGATTGAGCCGCGCGCCGACCGCGACCCGAGCAAGAACGACCCGCAGAACATGGCATGGAAGTCGGTCTATTTCGAGATCGGCGGCAACCAGCAGCATTGCCTGCGCGAGAGCGGCTTCAAGCGCTTCCCTGCGCTCGTGCCGCGCTGGGTGGTGCGAGGCGGCGACATCTACGGCGAAAGCCCGGCCATGACCGCGCTCGGCGACATCAACCAGCTGCAGCACCAGCAGCTTCGCAAAGCCCAGGGGATTGACTACAAGACCCGCCCTCCGCTGCAGGCGCCGACGAGCATGAAGAACCGCGACGTGGAGATGCTGCCCGGCGGCATCACCTACGTGGACTCGGCCAACCCGCACGGCGGCATCCGGTCGGCCTTTGAGGTGAATATCGATCTGCAGCATCTGCTCGGCGACATCCGCGATGTGAGAGAGCGCATCCGCTCCTGCTTTTTCGCGGACCTGTTCACGATGCTCGCCAACCAGACCGACACGCGCATGACGGCAACGGAAGTCGCCGAGCGTCACGAGGAAAAATTGCTGATGCTCGGCCCTGTGCTTGAGCGCTTGCAGAACGAGCTTCTCGACCCGCTCATCGAGAACACCTTCGACGCGATCATGGAGGCCGGCATCGCGCCGCCGGCCCCGGACGAGCTACAGGGCCGCCCGCTGAACGTGGACCTGATCGGGATGTTGGCGCAGGCGCAGCGGGCGGTCGGCACCAACAGCATCGATCGATTCGTCGGCAACCTCGGCGCCGTCGCGCAGTTCAAGCCGGAAGTGCTTGATCGCTTCGACTCCGACCGATGGGCCGAAGTCTATAGCGACTCGCTCAGCCTCGACCCGCAGATCATCGTCCCGCGCGATCAGGCCCAGGCCATCCGCGAGCAGCGCGCCCAAGCGCAAGCCCAGGCCCAGCAGGCCGCCCTTGCCGAGCAACAGGCGAGCACCGCTCAGAAGCTCGCCAGCGCAAAGACCGATCAACCCAATGCGCTGACTGACGCCACCCGGGCGTTTCAGGGCTACAGCTAATCGAGGAGACTCACATGAGTAACTGGAAGGTCGGCCCCGGCGGTCGGCTCTATCACCCGACGACCGGCGCCTATGTGGGGCAGCTGGACCTGAACGGCAACGAGCAGATGGTGCTCGGAATT